TATCGCGCCCTCAACAATGAGTTTTGTGATGCGGTGCCTGGTGCCTCCAGGTGACGTTAACCAGTTAACAATTAACGCCGGATACAGAGAATCCACCCATAACACTGTTTTTGGTTTTAACTGTTCCGCGTGCGCTTAGCCGCATTCACCGCATCACAAAATTCACTTTAAAAAGGGCGGCAGAGCAGTCACGGAGTAAAACTGATACCGCCAAACGTCACCAGAAAATTGATAACAGAGGGCGTTGCAGCGGGGTTGTCACTTAAGCGTATGGTCAACCTGACAACCCGGTGTCCTCAACGGGGAAGGAATAACCCCGCCATACTTACCGCCGCGCCATTTCGCGTAGTGCCACAACCGGAAGCGCACGGTCGACGAAAATTTAACGACAGGCTATCTATGAACCAGCTACCTCGCCGTGCGCTTTCGCGTTATGGTCTGACTTTTCATGGAAATATCCTTTCAGTAAACTGTCAGTGCCGGATGCTCACCCGTGTCCGGCGCACGCACTCCACCTCACCCGTGGAGAACTCCTTAATTACCAACCTTAGCTTCGTTGGTTAGCTATTAACGCTGGTATGTAATCATTCTGGCAATGCTTAATGCCGCTGCTTTTTCCAGCCTGGTGATATCCTGCTCCAGAGCGGACAGATTTTCAGCCTGCTTAGCCCTGGCTTCATTGGCCCATTTCAGATCCTGCGCTGCATTAATTTTCTGGCGCATCCACTCATAAAGTTCATCATCGGTATAGTCTGGCGCGATGATGACGGGTTCTCGTTTCTGCATACTGATTCCTCGCGGTGCTGTTTCGCTTATCAGCCGTTAGATTTTGCCGAACTGGAAAGCGCCTGTTTAAACTCACTGAAGCTGAGGGCTTCTTCGCCTTCGGCAAGGCCTTCGAAGTATTCTTCGTAAGCCTTTTCCATGATTGTGTCGAAATCCATATCACTCACCTGAGTTTCTTTCCAGCCAGCGACGGGCACCATTTTCGGTTTTAAACGTTTTGCTTTTGGTATACGTCATCGCGGTGAATGTGCCGTCCTGGTTGGGAAACACGCCGCATACCAGAGATTCGTTGTTGCCAAGATCGATAGTATCCATGCTGACCTCATTTCCCCTTAACGCCAGGGTAGCGGAACTGTTTGCTGAGAACACCGTGCGGTGTCTTGATGAGTAGAATTTAGAATAACCTAAGAATTGTGGTCAAGCTTTTTGTGTAGAAAAACCTAAGTTTTTTGATGTAAAAAACACAAGCATTTGAAAGTTTGTGCTTTTTATTACAGAGAGTGGCGAAAAAAAAGGGGGGGGTTATTTATTTGCGCTTCTTTTGCGAGCTTTGAGTAGTTCTTCAAAAAGTTTGTTGAAATTCTCAACTCGAGCACGCATCTCTGACAACAGAGCCTTTTGCTCTGACTCAGGCAGTGCGTCGAACAGTTGAAGCAACTCTTTTTGATCTTCTGTCAGATTAACTGGCTGATTATCTGGGATCGGTTCGCCTGGTTGCTTATCTTCATCTCCAAAAAGAAGCCAAGTCGGCGAGCACTGAAGCGCCTGGCTCAGTGCGAATAATCTCTTCCCCGCTGGCTGTGTTTCATCTCTTTCCCATTGAGAAATTGTTACGTGAGCCACTTTGACCAGCTTACCTAATGCGGCCTGAGACAGTTTTAATTTTTTACGCCTGTATAAGAGGCGAGCACCGAAGGTTTCGTTTTTCATATTAGGTAATTCTAATTTTTCTTGACTTAGGTTTCTCTACGATCTAGTTTCCTTAGGAAAATCTAAGGAGTTCGATATGTTGAAAATTGATGCTATAGCGTTTTTTGGCAGCAAAACAAAGCTTGCCAATGCCGCAGGAGTTAGGCTGGCAAGCGTTGCTGCATGGGGGAAACTGGTTCCTGAAGGTCGCGCGATGCGTCTACAGGAGGCATCCGGCGGGGAACTTCAGTACGACCCCAAAGTTTATGACGAATATCGTAAGGCAAAGCGGGCGGGGCGGTTGAACAATGAAAATCACCCCTGAACAGGTTTGTGAGGCTCTGGATGCCTGGGTATGTCGACCAGGAATGACACAGGAGCAAGCGACGATATTAATCACGGAAGCATTCTGGGCTCTGAAAGAACGCCCGAACATCGATGTTCAACGCGTCACGTTTAATGATGGCGAGGTTGATCAACGGGCGCTGGGCGTTAACCGGGTGAAGATATTCGAACGCTGGAAAGCTATCGACACTAGGGATAAGCGGAAAAAATTCACGGCGCTGATTCCGGCAATTATGGAGGCTATCCGAATTAGTGATTTCAGGTTGTATCGTGAGATCAGTGATGGAAAAAGCATTACGTACATGATCGCCGGATTAAACAAAGAATATGGCGATGTGGTGGAGTCCGGGTTGCTTTTTGCGGATCCAGCTGTTGTGGAACGTGAGACTGACGAGCTTATAGAAAAAGCTATTGCTTTCAAGCATGCGTATCGTCAGCAATATCAATATTACTTTGCAGATAAACAAATGTCTGCCAGGGGTTTGTATGAGTATCGATGCACTACGATGGGCTAAAAAGGTGAAAACCGGCAGTTCATCCAGTAAGTCTGTATTGACCTGGCTTGCTGATATGTGCGGTGCCGATTTGTGTGCATACCCGTCTGTATCTGCACTGGCAGAAGTAACGGAACTGAACAAAAAGACTGTGCAGGACAGCTTACGACACCTGATGGAGATTGGGTTAATTGTTGATACCGGTGAGAGAAAAGGCAGAACAAAGCAAATTGTGGTGTACCGACTTATCGGTGTAGAAGAAAGTGTTGCCGAGCCTGAATACACCCAAAAACGGGAGTCTTTAAAGGTGGGTAAAACTGGTGCTGTTAATAAAAACAGTACCGAAAATGGTTATGTTTCAGCACAAAACAGACCCAAAAACGGAACTCTTAGCTGCATGGAAAATAACCAAAGACACCCAAATTTTCCATCAAAGACACCCAAAAACGGATCACGGAACCCAAAGGAACCCAAAGATCTAAACCCCACACATAACGCACGCGAGAGTGCTCCGACCAGTGAGCAGGAAGTTTTATCGTTACAGGCAGCACCCCTTGTATTCCTGGATGGCCTGAGCGAACCCATCGGAAAATTTCCGATGACCGATAGCTGGTATCCGTCACGGGATTTTCGACGACGGGCTGCGTTGTGGGGGATGGCTTTGCCGGAGACAGAATTTACACCTGCTGAACTTGCCGCCTTCCGGGACTACTGGGCAGCGGAGGGGAAAGTGTTTACGCAGATTCAGTGGGAGCAGAAATTCGCCCGTCACGTAAATCACGTCAGGGCGCAGGTTAAACCAGTCAGCAAGGGGGTAAGCCATGCAGCAGCACCAGGTAGTACCGCATCACGGGCAGTTCAGGAAATTCGGGCCGCACGTGAGCAGTGGGAACGTGAAAACGGATTTATCAGCGACGGAAACGGCGTGGAAGCTGTGGGAGCTCATGGGGGAGGTTTATTCAAACCGCTGGACTCAGAAGAACGGGGCCGCACCTTCGACGCTCTGGATTGCACAGATTGGCGCGATGACTGAGCAGCAAATCCGGCAGGTCTGCCGCCAGTGCATGGACCGCTGCCGGGCGGGTGAAACATGGCCCCCGGACCTGGCTGAGTTTGTGGCGCTGATTTCGGAAAGCGGGGCCAACCCATTTGGTCTGACTGTGGATGCCGTGATGGAAGAATACCGCCGCTGGCGCAATGAGTCATGGCGATACGACGGAAGCGATAAATATCCGTGGTCACAGCCCGTGCTGTATCACATTTGCCTCGAGATGCGTTCAAAGGGGATTGAACGCCAGATGACCGAAGGGGAATTAAAACGGCTTGCAGAACGGCAGCTGACGAAATGGGCAAAGCATGTTAGTAACGGCCTGAGCGTTCCGCCAGTACGGCGACAACTGGCGGCACCAAAACGCCCGTTGGGACCAACGCCAATTGAGTTGCTGAAACAGGAGTATGAACGCCGGAAAGCGGCTGGTTTTGTCTGATTTGAGAAGTAATTTTTACCGGGAGGAAATTTTAATGGAAACCGTTTTTGATGCACTGAAAGCAATGGGAAAAGCCACGTCGGTAGAACTGGCTACGCGACTTGATATCAGTCGTGAAGAAGTGCTGAACGAGCTGTGGGAACTGAAAAAGGCTGGCTTCGTTGATAAAAGCGTATACACCTGGCGTGTGGCTTATAACAACGTTCAGCAGGAACAGCCAGCGCCGGCAGAACTGCCGGAAGAAACCACCACGACAACAGTCGCTAAAATTTCGGAGAACGATTTAACTGCGACGATTGAACAACGTGGACCACAAACGGCGGATGAACTGGCTACGCTGTTCGGTACCACATCCCGCAAAGTGGCTTCAACGCTGGCAATGGCAATCAGCAAAGGTCGTCTGATTCGTGTAAACCAGAACGGTAAATTTCGTTACTGCATGCCGGGCGATAAGTTACCAGCAGAGCCGAAATCCGTGCCGGTAACGGAAAATGATGGTAAAGCCTTTCCTCAGCCAGCCGGTGTTGCGTTACCAGTACAGGAAGCTGCAACACAGGAAGATATTAAAACAGAAACTGTGGCTGATATTGTGCAATCGTTGCCATCGTTTACTGAAACGCGAGCGGATGACCTGGTTTTACCATCGCTGCATATGGCAAACCGCGAATTGCGTCGGGCGAAAAGTCATGTCCAGAAGTGGGAGCGAGTCTGCGCCGCGCTGCGGGAGCTGAACAAGCACCGGGATATGGTTGCCGGGATTTGTCGGAAGCCCGGGCAATGAGCGGATGGTGCAGGCCTGAAATTATGATACTAACAATGAAGGTAAAATGCATTGGCAGTCTGATTGGTCGTAGTGAGGCGGCGGTCAGGATGAAAGCCCGGGTTAAGGGAATAAGCCTGATTCTGCGGGGTAATTTTCACCAGTCAACAAAATATCCGTAGCGCGATAACGGTCAAAAATCATGGCGCTGACACTTTTGTGCCACTGGAGATGACTGTACCTAAGTTCAGGGGAGAAGAACACGTCCGGTGGGATGGTCGGGCCAGATTTAAAGGGCAGGTCATGGCTCCAGCCAGTACGCTGGCAATGGAGGCTGCCTGGCTGGAAATTGATATGGGAACCACGCCACTCAGGGATTTACTGCCGGTCCAGAGAATAAATTCCTGTTACGGTTACACCACTGTGATCTTGCAAGTGCAGGAAAGTAGGTCTACACGGTAACGCGAGTGCGTGTAACTTTTGATGTTATTTCCGTAGAAACACCGGACAAATTTTCGCTGGCAGGTCATGCTGAAGGTATAATTCTGCAGATTATGGACAATTACGGATATCCGGCAAGAGCCGGAAAAAGCATGCCGCCTCTAATTCTCAGTGGAAGATGGACTTGATTATACTCATTGCATTGTCAGAAATAGTTATCCATTAAAGGCTGGCTATTCCAAACAGGATGTTGATTACAAAAATGTAATCAACATGTAAGGTTTATACTCTTCAATATGCGTATAATTTTCCTTATTTTGTTAACTTTAAATAACAAGCTATGCACGAGGTAAAGTCGGATAAGTTTATCTGGATGTAATATATATTATTTGTAGTGTTTATAACTTTATTTCATGATAACCAATAAAAGGAGTTTTTTATGAGGAACATAATGGCAGGTTTTTAAATATTCCTGTCTTCTGCTGCTTATGCTGATATCAATCTGTATGGTCCTGGTGGACCGCATACAGCCTTGCTTGATGCAGCCAAACTTTATGCCGAAAAAACAGGTATTATAGTGAACGTTCATTACGGCCCACAGAACAAATGGAATGAAGATGCCAAAAAAAATGCAGATATCTTGTTTGGCGCATCAGAACAATCTGCTCTGGCTATCATTCGGGACCATAAAGACAGCTTCAGTGAAAAAGATATTCAGCCTCTTTATCTGCGAAAAAGTATTTTACTGGTAAAGAAAGGTAATCCTAAAAATATCCGGAGTATTGACGACCTGACCAGACCTGGGATTGGCGTAATTGTTAATGATGGTGGTGGTACCAGTAATACATCAGGCACTGGCGTCTGGGAAGATATTGCCGGACGTAAAGGGAATATAGAAACTGTCGCCGCAATCCGAAAAAATATTATTTTATATGCGCCCAATAGCGGAACTGCACGGAAGGCTCTTGAGAATCAGCCTGAAGCAGATGTCTGGATAACCTGGGCTGACTGGGCAGCCAGTAATCCAGAAATTGGTGATGTCGTGGAAATAGCGCCAGACTACGTGATATGGCGTGATATGAACATTACAGTACGTCAGGATGCAAATGATGAAACCCGTCGATTTGCAGAATGGCTACAAACCGATGAAGCGGCGCCTGCATTCAAAAAATATGGCTGGACCAGGAAAGGCACTTGACATCCTCCACGTCCTTCAGGACGTGGATTCTTTTTCCGGATGCCGCGCCAGCGGCATGTAGGGGCAGCTCACAAAACGGAAAAAATTGTACGCTAAGCCTCGCCAGGTGAACTGAATTCATTCCGATATGGGAATTCCCATATCGGACGAAAACGGCTTGCTGTAACGGCAGAGTTAAGTAGAATTGCTGCGGGTGCTTGAGGCTATCTGCCTCGGGCATGAACACCAACGGCAGATAGATAAAAGCCCCACCCGACTATAAATCGAAGTGAGGCCCCTATATGCTCGTCACATATAGATTGCCTCTTACGGACCGAAAGGTCAAGGAGAAGCAGGCTATGAAGCAGCAAAAGGCGATGTTAATCGCCCTGATCGTCATCTGTTTAACCGTCATAGTGACGGCACTGGTAACGAGGAAAGACCTCTGCGAGGTACGAATCCGAACCGGCCAGACGGAGGTCGCTGTCTTCACAGCTTACGAACCTGAGGAGTAAGAGACCAGGCGGGGGAGAAATCCCTCGCCACCTCTGATGTGTCAGGCATCCTCAACGCACCCGCACTTAACCCGCTTCGGCGGGTTTTTGTTTTTATTTTCAACGCGTTTGAAGTTCCGGACGGCGCCGGAATAGAATCAAAAATACTTAAGTAGCGCGCAGGGAGAAGAGGGATGGACCCCGAACAGGGGAGTGCTATTTATCTGGAAGGATTCTGTTGATGAAAATCGAAGAATTACGTGAAATTTTTAGTGAAGATGGCCTCTATACTGTGCGCGTTGAGAAGGGCGCTATTGTCAGCCACTGCCGTATTAAATGTTTACAGTCTCAACAAAGGAAGAGTGGAGCTGCGTTAATTCATTTTGTGGATGGGCTTGTGACGGATGGTTTTATTTTGCGTGCAAATGAATTTGTCACATCGTTGCCGTCTCTGAAAGACGCTGGGATTAAGGCTGGTTTTTCTGCTTTTGAAGATGAGTGAATTCATCTACAATTCAGCGCAGGGCTGAACCCCTGTTGAGTAACACTGTGCCACCGGAGAAAGCCGATGGCGCAAAATTCCAGACTACACAATTCTGATAATTCAGCCGTCTTTGCCAGCAGGCACGGGCGGCGTTCCCGCACTTTCAAATCTGACTGGTTCCAGCATGACCCATGCACTGAAGAACAGGCCGAGTGGCTAATTCAGTGCTACCGCAGACACGGATACGAGATTAAGAAAGCCCTCAGCCTCGATTATCGTCACTGGATAATCTCCGTCAGGCTTCCTTACTCTGAACGCCCACCGCGTCCGTCTCGCACATTCCAGCAACGCATCTGGAGGTAACGTGCGGGTATTACTTCGACCTGTTCTGGTACCGGAACTCGGGCTGGTGATCGTTAAGCCGGGCCGTGAATCCATGCCGGTATTCCACAATACCCGGGTATTGGTGGAGCCGGAACCGAAAAGCATGCGTAATCTGCCGTCCGGGGTCGTTCCTGCCGTTCGCCAGCCGCTGGTGGAAGACAAAACATTGCTGCCGTTTTTCAGTAACGCACGGGTGATTCGTGCTGCTGGTGGTGCTGGTGCATTGTCTGACTGGCTGTTGCGCCATATTAAATCCTGCCAGTGGCCACACGGCGATTATCATCACAGCGAAACCGTCATTCACCGTTATGGTACCGGCGCAATGGTGTTGTGCTGGCACTGCGACAACCAGCTGCGTGACCAGACATCCGAATCACTCGGGCAACTTGCTCATCAAAACCTGTCAGCATGGATGATTGACGTCATACGTCATGCAATGAATGGCACGCAGGAGCGGGAGTTATCGCTGGCTGAATTATCCTGGTGGGCGGTCTGCAATCAGGTGGCGGACGCGCTTCCGGAGGCAGTATTACGTCGTTCTCTGGGGTTACGTGCGGAAAAAATCCGCTCCTTGTACCGCGAAAGCGACATCGTACCGGGAGAGCAGACCGCCACCAGCATACTGAAGCAGCGCACAAAAAATCTTGCGCCGTTGCCTCATGCCCACCAGCAAAACCCGCCACAGGAAAAGACGGTGGTCAGCATTGCCGTTGATCCGGAGTCACCGGCTCAGTATCTCCAGCGCCAGAAACCACAACGGGAAGAGATGCCTGTATACACGCGTTGGGTAAAAACGCAGAAATGCATGACGTGCGGTAATCAGGCAGATGATCCGCATCACATCATTGGTCATGGACTGGGAGGGATGGGAACAAAGGCTGATGATTTGTTTGTTATTCCGCTGTGCCGTAAATGTCATAACGAACTGCACGCCGGGGTAAAAGATTTTGAAGAAAAACACGGCAGCCAGCTGTTGTTGCTGATTCGTTTTTTAATGCACGCGAGAAATTCGGGTGTCCTGAAGTGGAAAGCATGAATGACTGAAAGCATAGAATTTGTTTTGCCTTACCCGCCGACGGTGAATACCTACTGGCGACGTCATGGCAATACGTATTTCATCTCGGAAGCCGGAAAGCGTTATCGCCGTGATGTGGCGCTAATTGTTCGCCAGCAGCGGCTGAAATTAAGCCTGTCCGGAAGGCTGGCGATAAAGATTATTGCAGAGCCACCGGATAAGCGCCGCCGCGACCTGGACAATATCCTGAAGGCACCACTGGATGCGCTGACGCATGCCGGACTACTTATAGACGACGAGCAGTTTGATGAAATCAATATTGTGCGCGGTCAGCTCGTTCCTGGTGGGCGGCTGGGGATAAAAATCACAGAACTGGAGTGCGCATGAATAACCAGTATTTACAGTTTGTGCGTGAGCAGCTCATTATCGCCACCGCTGATTTGAGTGGGGCAACAAAAGGTCAGCTTGAAGCCTGGCAAGAGAATGCCATGTTCGATACAGGGCGTTACAGGCGAAAAAAAATCCGGTACCGCGATGAAGTGACTGGAAAAATGATAACGCGGGATAATCCACCAATCCCGGGAAAGCAATCGCTGGCGAAGGGGACGTCAATTCCTCTGGTCAGTCCGGTTGAGTTTTCGACATCATCGTGGCGGCGGGCTGTTCTGTCTCTTGAAGAACATCATAAAGCCTGGTTGTTGTGGTGTTACAGCGGGAGTATTTGTTGGGAATATCAGATCGCGATAACACAGTGGGCGTGGAATGAATTTAATACTCAATCCGGTACCAGAAAAATTGCAGGGAAAACGCAGGAACGCCTGAAAAAATTAATCTGGCTGGCGGCGCAGGCAGTAAAAGCAGAACTTTTTGGTGGGGAAGGTTATGAATACCAGGAGCTGGCATTACTGGCGGGAGTGACAACTAAAAACTGGTCCAAAACATTTACTCGTCACTGGGTTGCAATGAAACACATTTTTCACCGACTTGATAGTGAGGCTTTATTGTTTGTAATGAGAACACGTTCAAAACAAAAGGCGGCATTTTCAAAGCAAAGTGTTGCAAAAGTAGATTGAAAGGCATATATTTCATGCAAATCTGATATTTTGCTGATTTTGTACGTGATGGCAAAAGCAAACAAAACCCGCCCACAAGCGGGTTTTTTGTGCCACTTATCTCGGATAGACATGGTGAATGCGCTGGTGGAGGAGATAAGGGTGATTTTTGAATGCTTGCAACATTGATTTCGTAACGTTATTATCCTGCGCCCGGCCCTTTAGCTCAGTGGTGAGAGCGAGCGACTCATAATCGCCAGGTCGCTGGTTCAAATCCAGCAAGGGCCACCAGCCGCCACTAGCTCATCAGGAAAGAGCGTCAACCCTTTAAGTTGAGTGTACGAGGTTCGAGTCCCCGGTGGCGGTCCAGTGCCGACTTAGCTCAGTAGGTAGAGCAACTGACTTGTAATCAGTAGGTCACCAGTTCGATTCCGGTAGTCGGCACCATATGCGGGCATCGTATAATGGCTATTACCTCAGCCTTCCAAGCTGATGATGCGGGTTCGATTCCCGCTGCCCGCTCCAGTTAGAGTCTTTCAGTCTGCGATGATGGGAAATCCCGGAGTGACTGAAAGACGTTTAAGTTATGAATGATCGCCTTTTTTTGCAAAATTGCTGTGCAGAAATACTAACCTTCGGGCAGGCGATCATTCATAAGCACTCTGCTTTTATTCCGATTAACTGTGGGTGGTTTGTTGGATAGAGTGCTTTCCTTTCTGTATATATCGTTTCGCCCGCTTTTGCGGTTTTTTCTTTTCAAATCCCTTTCATTTCTCAGTGTAAAACTACGCCATCCGTTATTTGCGGAGGTGAGGCTATGAAATCCATGGACAAAATTTCAACGGGCATTGCCTACGGCACCTCCGCAGGCAGTGCTGGCTACTGGTTTTTACAGTGGCTTGATCAGGTCAGTCCGTCACAGTGGGCTGCGATTGGTGTACTGGGGAGTCTGGTTCTGGGCTTCCTGACTTATCTGACAAATCTGTACTTCAAAATCAGAGAAGACAAGCGTAAGGCTGCACGGGGAGAGTAATTCAATGACTCAAAACTATGAACTGATTGTGAAAGGGATCCGCAATTTTGAGAATAAAGTTACGGTAACTTTAGCGTTACGGGACAAAAAACGCTTTGACGGTGAAATTTTTGGCTTGGACATCTCGCTGGACCGTGTTGAAGGTGCCGCGCTGGAGTTTTATGAGGCAGCAGCCAGAAGGAGCATCAGACAGGTCTTCCTGGATGTTGCTGCCGGGTTATGTGAAGGGGACGAGCTGTTGCCAGAAACGCGCCCCTGTTCAGAGGCGCGGTATACCATAAAAATTAACAGTTCTGATAACTCGATTACAGGTTGTTAGCTTTTTGCAGTTGGCTTTCCAGTATCTTTCATTGGTAGCATCCTGATAAATATCCATGAGCGCAAAAATCAAATACGGCCTGTCAGCTGCTGTTCTGGCGCTGATTGCTGCAGGCGCGTCTGCTCCTCAAATACTTGACCAGTTTCTGGATGAAAAAGAGGGTAACCACACTACGGCATACCGCGATGGTTCCGGTATATGGACCATCTGTCGTGGTGCCACAATGGTGGATGGTAAGCCCGTCATACCGGGAATGAAGCTGTCGAAGGAAAAATGCGACCAGGTTAACGCTATTGAACGTGATAAGGCGCTGGCATGGGTGGAGCGCAATATTAAAGTACCACTGACCGAACCACAGAAAGCGGGTATAGCGTCATTCTGTCCCTATAACATTGGCCCCGGTAAGTGTTTCCCGTCGACGTTTTATAAGCGGCTGAATGCCGGTGATCGTAAGGGCGCATGCGAGGCGATTCGCTGGTGGATAAAAGATGGTGGGCGCGATTGCCGCATACGTTCAAATAACTGCTATGGACAGGTTATTCGTCGTGACCAGGAAAGCGCATTAGCCTGTTGGGGGATAGATCAGTGAGCAGAGTCGCAGCGATTATTTATACTCTGGTTATCTGCACCATCGTCTGCCTGTCGTGGGCGGTCAATCATTACCGTGATAACGCCATCGCCTACAAAGAACAGCGTGATAAAAAAGTCAGTGAGCTGAAGCAGGCGACTGCCACCATCGCTGACATGCAACAGCGTCAGCGTGATGTTGCTGCGCTCGATGCAAAGTACTCGAGAGAATTAGCCAATGCGAAAGCTGAAAATGAAACTCTGCGCGCTGATGTTGCCGCTGGTCGTAAGCGCCTGCGGGTCAATGCCAGTTGCTCCGCAGCCGTGCGTGAAGCCACCGGCCCCACCAGCGTGGATAATGCAACCAGCCCCCGACTGGCAGACACCGCTGAACGGGATTATTTCACCCTCAGAGAACGGTTGATGACGATGCAGAAGCAACTGGAAGGGGCACAGCTATACATTCGTGAGCAATGTCTCAGATAAAAAACGGCCAAGGATAATCCGCTAAAGATTCGCCGGTGGCGAAAGAGAGCCAAGGTGTCAACCTACGCTATTACTTATGATAATGCAACAGACGAAGCGGGACATTCAGGTGCATAACAAAGCGTGGCAGGTGAACTGCAAACCTGAAAAGGCGCAAAAATCTGCGCCAGAATGGTAGTTATTTTGTGGTTTTGAAAAGTTTCATGTACTGATTGATAGGTTTTCCTGAGTAAGAATCTGTCCCTGGCTCAGGAGTATCAGATAAAACTTTTGCAGCTAATTTGTTGGAGGCTTGATTACCAACCCCGACAATAGCCTCTACATAGAATTCATTGAAGGAATTTCTAAATCCGTATTGCATTTCTTCAATGCTGGCGATGAGAAGTTGAGTACCGATGCCTTGCGCTTTATATTCATCGGCTACTGCATAGCCAACGCCAAAGCATGGTTTACCTTCAACAAACTCTGCAGGGACATATATAGCAACACCTTTAACATTTTCTCCTTCAAAGAATGCATAAGTAAACCGTGGTGTACCCTCTGCATCATCCAAAAGCACCTTCATATTTGGGTGAACTATGCATGGTGAAGGCTTAATCAGACCATTAGAAAAGGCGTATTGAAAACTAATTAATGAGTCTGTTGGATCAACGAGTTCTGGCATTTTGAGTCCTATGTATTTTGATATAAGCGATTCAACATACTACTTTCTTACGTTTAATTCTTTAACATTAACGAGCCAGGATACGAAATTTTGAAAAAGAGTAAAGTTTTTAATAATTCATTCAAAGCATATCGCATGTGCACATCTAAGAAAGGCTTTCAGCTGTGAGCCTGGGTAAACCGTAAACTTTCGGCGACTCTGCCGTGCGACAGGTTCACGTCTAACATGTCTAAAAGGAAGAGTTATGAAGTTTCAGGTCGCTAAACTGTATCGTGGTAAACATTTCGCAGGGTATGGGATTGCAGTTGATGGTGAGTTACTGGAAGGGCAGCTTTCCGCCAGGACAGAGTCACGCGGAGGCGAGCCACCAACAGTCACTGTGACTTTCAGACTGACAGCAGAACATATCGAGAATCAGCCCGTCATTCAACTGAACAGGGGGTGAGGTATTTATGCCATCACGAATCCCACGCGCCTGCCGTAAGCGTGGATGTGCAGGTACAACCACAGACAGTTCTGGTTACTGCGATAAACATCGTGGCGAAGGATGGGTACAGCATCAACGCGGACTGAGCCGCCACCAGCGTGGCTATGGCTCGAAATGGGATGCCATACGTGCGCGCATACTGAAGCGTGATAATCATCTGTGTCAGAACTGCCTGCGCAATGGGAGAGCCGTTGAAGCCAGAACTGTGGACCACATCATTCCGAAAGCTCATGGTGGCACGGATGCAGACAGTAACCTGCAGAGTCTGTGCTGGCCCTGTCATAAAGCAAAAACAGCGCGCGAACGCATCAATTGATAACAGTTCCCATCTGTAGGGGAGGGGCGGGTCAAATCTCTGCAACCCTGGCTGCTCAGTACCGCCGCCTGACCCTTCCTCACATCGCCGCAGGTTCGAAAACTTTTTTTTGGAAATGTGAACAAACGATTGATAGGTAAGACCGATTATGTCAGGACCTCCGAAAACCCCGCCACGCCTGCATTTGATTCGAGGCAACCCCTCAAAACGTCCCGTTAAAGACCACAAAAAAACCGCTAAAAAGGATGAAAAAGGTCTTCCTAAAATTCCGCAGCATTTAGGGGCTCAGGGGAAGTACTGGTTCAGGCGAATGGCGGAAGAGCTGAATGCGGAAGGGATCATTTCTCAGCTTGATGCGCGTGCGCTCGAGTTGCTGGTGGAAGCCTACACCGAATATCGGCATCACTGCGAAACACTCGATGTTGAGGGGTATACCTACCGCACGGAAACGCAGAGCGGTGATGTACTGATTAAGGCGCACCCCGCGGCGGCAATGAAAGCGGATGCCTGGAAGCGGATCCGGGCAATGCTTGCAGAGTTTGGTATGTCACCGGCAAGCCGGGCTAAAGTAAATATCGCCGGACCGGATGATGTTGATCCGCTGGCGGAGCTTTTAAAAGCGAGAGACTGATGGCAAAAGTGGCTGACGGGATCCGCTACGCCGAACGTGTTGTTGCAGGAGAAATTGTTGCTGGCGAATTTGTCCGCCTGGCCTGCCAGCGTTTTCTTGATGATCTGAAGTACGGCGAAGAGCGGGGGATTTATTTCAGTGAACCCCGTGCGCAGCACATCCTGAATTTCTACAAATTTGTGCCTCATGTAAAAGGGGCGCTGGCAGGCCAGCCCATTGAGTTGATGGACTGGCATGTATTTATCCTCATTAATATTTTTGGTTTTGTCATTCCGCTGGTCAATGAAGAGACCGGGGAAGTTGTCATGCGCAGCGATGGCAGCGGACGTCCGGTGATGGTGCGCCGGTTCCGGACGGCGTACAACGAAGTCGCCCGTAAAAACGCAAAATCAACCCTGTCATCAGGTATCGGTCTGTATATGACGGGGGCAGATGGTGAAGGCGGGGCTGAGGTGTATTCAGCCGCAACCACGCGTGACCAGGCCAGAATCGTGTTTGAAGACGCCAAAAATATGGTCAGAAAAGCCCGATCGACACTCGGGCGGTTGTTTGATTTCAACAAGCTGGCGATTTACCAGGAGCAGAGCGCATCAAAATTTGAACCGCTTTCCTCGGATGCAAACAACCTGGATGGTCTGAACATCCACTGCGCCATTATTGATGAGCTGCATGCACATAAAACCCGCGACGTGTGGGACGTTCTGGAAACGGCAACTGGTGCCCGTCTGCAGTCCCTTTTATTTGGTATCACCACGGCAGGGTTTAACAAGGAAGGGATTTGTTACGAGCAGCGTGATTACGCCATCAAGGTATTGCGTGGCTATAACAGCGACGTGGAGGGCGCGGTAAAAGACGACTCCTACTTTGCGATTATTTACACCCTCGATGAGGGAGATGATCCGTTTGATGAAACGGTCTGGCAGAAAGCGAATCCCGGCCTGGGCATCTGTAAACGCTGGGATGATCTGCGTCGCCTGGCGAAAAAAGCGAAAGAACAGGTCTCTGCGCGGGTGAATTTTTTTACCAAACACATGAATGTGTGGGTAACAGCAGAGTCTGCCTGGATGGACATGATTAAGTGGGAGAAGTGCGAATACATTGCCCCACGACATGAGCTGAAAACGTATCCCATGTGGGTCGGCGTTGACCTTGCTCATAAGATTGATATCTGTGCGGCGGCAAAACTCTGGCGAACGGATAACGGGCATGTTCATGCCGATTTTAAATTCTGGCTTCCGGAAGGACGGCTGGAACGATGCTCGCGGCAGCAGGCAGAACTTTACCGGAAGTGGGCGGAGATGGATAAGCTGATTCTGACGGATGGTGATGTTATCGATCATGCTCAGATAAAAAGTGACTTACTGGAATGGATTGGTGGTGAAAACCTCAGGGAACTGGGATTTGACCCGTGGAGCGCGATGCAGTTCAGCCTGGCACTGGCTGAAGAAGGGATACCGCTGGTGGAGGTTCCGCAGACGGTTCGCAATCTGTCAGAGGCCATGAAGGAAACGGAATCACTGGTCTATGCCGGGCGTTTCCATCACAGCAATCATCCGGTCATGAACTGGATGATGTCTAACGTTACGGTAAAACCGGACAAAAACGACAATATCTTCCCGAATAAATCCACGCTGGAAGCCAAAATCGACGGCCCTGTTGCGATGTTTACAGCAATGAGCCGGATGCTGGTCAATGGTGGTGAACCGGAGCTGGATCTGTCTGAACATCTGGTCAGCGTGGGCATCCGCTCGCTTTAACCGAGGTCATTATGTTTCTGATAATTCTCGCGCCACTGGTGGGCGTGCTGGGTGCGCTTTTGCTGGCGTATGGTGCCTGGCTGATTTATCCCCCGGCGGGTTTTGTTGTTGCCGGGGTGCTGTGCCTGTTCTGGTCGTGGCTGGTGGCGCGATATCTCGACCGTACACAGCCGTCTGTCGGCGGAGGTAAATAGTGTTCTTTTCGGGATTATTTCAACGAAAAAGTGACGCGCCGGTGACCACGCCAGCAGAGCTGGCGGATGCCATCGGGTTGTCTTACGACACCTATACCGGAAAGCAGATCAGCAGTCAGCGGGCCATGCGACTGACGGCGGTTTTTTCCTGCGTCAGAGTGCTGGCAGAGTCGGTCGGGATGTTGCCCTGCAATCTGTATCACCTGAACGGCAGCCTGAAACAGAGGGCCACCGGCGAACGTCTGCATAAGCTGATCTCCACGCATCCCAATGGCTATATGACGCCGCAGGAGTTCTGGGAGCTGGTGGTCACCTGTCTGTGCCTGAGGGGAAACTTTTACGCCTACAAAGTGAAAGCATTTGGCGAAGTGGCTGAACTGCTGCCCGTCGATCCCGGTTGTGTGGTACCGAAGCTTAACAGTCGCTGGGAGCCGGTCTATCAGGTCACATTCCCGGACGGTTCCACGGATGTACTGAGCCAGGAAGATATCTGGCATGTGCGCACGCTGACGCTGGACGGTCTGGTGGGACTGAATCCCATCGCCTATGCCCGCGAGGCAATATCGCTGGCGGCAGCGACCGAAGAGCACGGGGCCAGACTGTTCAGCAATGGCGCGGTGACGTCGGGTGTGTTGCGTACAGAGCAGACGCTGTCAGATCAGGCTTACGAGCGCCTGAAGAAAGATTTTGAGGAGCGTCACACCGGGCTTGGTAATGCTCACCGCCCGATGATCCTTGAGATGGGGCTGGACTGGAAGTCGATGGCGCTGAACGCCGAGGACAGCCAGTTCCTGGAAACCCGCAAGTTTCAGCTTGAAGAAATCTGTCGTCTGTTCCGGGTGCCGTTGCACATGGTGCAGAACACCGATCGCGCCACCTTCAACAATATTGAAGAGCTGGGGCTGGGATTTATCAACTATTCACTGGTGCCGTATCTGACCCGCATCGAACAGCGGATCAACACCGGACTGGTACGAAAAAGTAAGCAGGGCGTTTATTACGCCAAATTTAACGCCGGGGCGTTACTGCGCGGGGATATGAAGTCCCGTTTTGAAGCCTACGCCACCGGGATTAACTGGGGAATTTACTCTCCCAATGACTGCCGCGACCTGGAAGATATGAATCCGCGTCCCGGTGGTGATGTCTATCTCACACCGATGAACATGACCACGAAACCCTCCGATGGCAGTAAAGCCGGTAAGCAGAAGGATAACGCCAATGCAGACGAAACAACGTCTTGATGTACCGCTGAGTCTGAAATCTGTCAGTGACTCCGGTGAGTTTGAAGGGTATGGCTCCGTCTTTGGTGTAAAGGACAGTCACGATGATGTGGTGATGTCCGGGGCATTTGCTGCTTCCCTGCGGGCGTGGAGTGACAGAAAAGCGTTACCTGCGCTGCTCTGGCAGCACCGCATGGATGAACCCATCGGTGTTTACACCGAAATGAAGGAAGACGATGTCGGGCTTTACGTCAGGGGACGGTTGCTTATTGATGATGATCCCCTCGCAAAACGCGCACATGCACACATGAAGGCCGGTTCGTTAACCGGCCTTTCTATTGGGTACGTCCTGAAAGACTGGGAATACGACCGGAGCAAAGAAGCCTTTCTGCTGAAAGAAATCGACCTCTGGGAAGTCAGCCTGGTGACGTTCCCGTCTAACGACGAGGCGCGGATCAGCGACGTCAAGAACGCGCTGGCCCGCGGGGAAATCCCCGAACAGAAAAAAATCGAAAGAGTCCTGCGTGATGTCGGACTCTCCCGTACCCAGGCCAAAGCATTCATGGCCGGGGGCTATGGCGCACTGTCCCTGCGCGACGCTGAGGATGTGGGCTCTGCACTGAATGCACTGAAAAATCTGAACTTCTAATCAGGAGAAATACGATGGCGGTTGATATTAAAGATGTCGAACAGGTCGCGCAGGAGCTGCAGCAGAAGTTTGACGACTTCAAAGCAAAGAACGACAGGCGCGTGGATGCGATTGAGCAGGAAAAAGGCAAACTTGCCGGGCAGGTGGAAACCCTGAACGGAAAACTCAGCGAGCTGGAAAATCTCAAAAGCGATCTTGAAAAAGAGCTGCTTGAGCTGAAACGTCCGGCAGGTGGTGCGCAAAATAAACTGGCCACCGAGCATAAAGAAGCGTTTGTGGGCTTCCTGCGTAAAGGCCGTGAAGATGGTCTGCGCGATCTGGAGCGTAAGGCATTACAGGTGGGCACCGATGAAGACGGCGGCTATGCCGTGCCGGAAGAACTGGATCGCAACATTCTCAATCTGCTGAAAGATGAAGTGGTGATGCGCCAGGAAGCCACGGTGATCACCGTTGGCGGTTCCGACTACAAAAAACTGGTGAATCTGGGCGGCACGGCTTCCGGATGGGTTGGCGAGACTGACGCGCGCTCCCAGACTGCCACCTCAAAACTGGGACTGATTGAACCTTTCATGGGGGAAATCTACGGTAACCCGCAGGCCACCCAGAAAATGCTGGACGATGCTTTCTTCAACGTGGAGGCCTGGATCAACAGCGAGCTGGCAACCGAATTTGCCGAACAGGAAGAAATTGCCTTTACCACCGGCGATGGTACCAAGAAGCCGAAAGGGTTCCTGGCGTATGAGTCCACTGATGAAACCGACAAGGTCCGGGCGTTCGGCAAACTTCAGCATATTGTATCCGGCGAAGCGACGGCAGTGACCGCAGATGCCATTATCAAACTGATTTACACGCTGCGTAAGGCACACCGCACTGGCGCGAAGTTCATGATGAACAACAACAGCCTGTTTGCCATCCGTCTGCTTAAAGACAGCGAGGGTAACTATCTGTGGCGTCCAGGGCTGGAACTGGGGCAGCCGTCCTCTCTGGCGGGTTACGGTATCGCTGAAAACGAACAGATGCCGGATATCGCCGCTGATGCGAAAGCCATTGCATTTGGTAACTTCAAACGGGGTTACACCATCGTTGACCGTATCGGCACCCGCATTCTGCGTGACCCGTACACCAATAAACCGTTTGTCGGTTTTTATACCACCAAGCGCACCGGCGGGATGCTGGTCGATTCGCAGGCCATCAAACTGCTGAAGATTGCAGCAGCGTAATCATTCAGGGGGCGCAGAAGTGCGCCCCTGTTCTGACAGGTGAAAGAATCATGATCCTGAAACAAGATCTGAAATGGTCACCGGACGGTATGCGTGTTGAGATTATTCGGGCCGGTGAGTATGAAGATAAAGAATTACCCGAACGGGTACGCGAAATTGCCACTGCAGCTGGGATTGTCTCTGATAAGAGAACACCTGTTGCGCGGGGGGCTGATAAGTCTAAAAAACAGCATTCATAGAGGTTGCCCAAATGATGCCCACTCTGGAAGAGCTTCGTGTTCAGTGCCGGATTGATGATGACAATGAACAGGAGAATTCTCTTCTTATGATGTATCTGGCTGCTGCCAGGGAAGAGGCTGAAAAGTTTTTAAACCGGACGCTTTACGATGAAACTGTTTCTGAGCAGGATACGACCGGGTTTGTAATAACACCTCTGATAAAACTGCGTCTTATGCAACTGGTTGGCTACTGGTACGAGAACAGGGAAATGCAGGATGCAGTGCCTGATTTTTTCTATACCGGACTGCGGATGTATCGGTTTCATCCCGGGACATAGGAGGATTCATGCAGGCAGGAAGATTACGTGATCGTGTGGTTATTCTGAATGCCACCACCGTTCGGTCTCCATCAGGGCACCCTGTGGAAACAATGACGGAAGGGGCAACCATATGGGCAGAAGTTAAGGGGATCAGTGGCAGGGAGAGAATATCCGGAGGCGCAGAAACTGCTCAGGCTACAGTGAGGGTCTGGATGAGATTCCGGCGAGATGTGACAGCAACTTCATGTCTGAAAGTGCTGACTGGCGCATTCAAAGGCGCGATTCTGAGTATAGACGGTCCGCCGATACCGGATGCCCGTGCCACCCGGCTTGAGATACTCTGTTCTCAGAAGGGGAATGTGTGATGGATTTCAGTCTTGATTTTTCAGGTCTGGCGGATATTGCACGGGATCTGGAGACGCTCAGCAGGGCAGAAAACAATAAGGTGCTGCGCGATGCCACCCGTGCCGGTGCTGAAGTTATGCGGGATGCAGTTGTTGAACGTGCGCCGGAGCGAACCGGGAAACTGAAGAAAAATGTGGTTGTTCTCACTCAGCGTTCAAAGCGTCGGGGGGAAATTATCTCGGGTGTCCACATTCGTGGACGGAACCTGCGAACCGGAAACAGTGATAACAGCATGAAAGCCAGCGATCCCCGAAATGCGTTTTACTGGCGCTTTGTGGAGCTGGGAACGATAAACATGCCCGCGCATCCGTTCATTCGCCCGGCTTTCGATACGACAGAGGAACTGGCAGCACAGATTGCCATACAGCGAATGAATCAGGCTATTGATGAGGTCTTAAGTAAATGAGAGAGACCACACTGTATTCCCTGCTGTCTCAACTGGCCGGAGGACAGGTTTATCCTTATGTGGTCCCGCTGACGGAGGGAAAGCCTGCGGTATCTCCGCCATGGCTGGTGTTTTCTGTGGTGTCTGACACGGCATCTGATGTGCTTGATGGTCAGGCTGAATCAAGAATTACCGTGCAGATCGATGTCTGGGCGACAGTACCTGATGACGCAGATGATATCCGTGAGCAGGCGCTTGATGCGGTAAGGCAACTGGCACCCTCCGTTATTTCTAAAACGCAGGGTTATGATCCTGATTCCCGTCTGAGCAGAGCCACGCTTGAATTTCAGGTAATAGCCTGAGATCGTTAATGATTTTACCCACCCGCCGCTGGCGGTTTTTTTTATTTTCAGGAGACGAGTATGTCCTCTAATTTTGAACGTTCTCAGCAGACCAAAGTCATGATCTCGTCTGCACCGGTAACGGCAGAAACGCTGAGTTCTGCCAGTTTTCTTGAACTGAGCTGTACGATTAAAGAGGTTCAGTTTACCGCCGGGCAGAAACAGGATATTGATGTCACCACGCTGTGTTCTGTTGAGCAGGAAAATATTAACGGTCTTGGTGCCGCGTCAGAGATTTCCATGTCAGGCAACTTTTATCTGAATGCTGCCCAGAACGCGTTGCGCAGTGCCTATGACAATGACACCACGTATGGCTTTAAAGTTATTTTTCCGTCAGGCAACGGATTTACCTTTATGGCAGAGGTGCGTCAGCATACCTGGTCTGCAGGAACCAATGGAGTTGTGGCTGCAACGTTTTCCCTGCGCCTGAAAGGTAAACCTGTACTGACGACAGAGCCACTGAAAGTGAAGGTCGATTTAAACAGCACGCTGCAGGTTTCTGCCGGAGCGAAACTCGAAATGGTGGTTGAGGCTGCCGGTGGTGTGCCGCCTTATTCTTATGTCTGGAAGAAAGGTGGTTCTCCTGTTTCCGGACAGACGGCGGCAACGTTCAGTAAGGCATCAGCAGCATCCGGTGATGCCGGTGCGTATACCTGCGAGATTTCTGATTCAGCAAGCCCGGTTAGCAAGGTGACCTCCACTTCCTGCACTGTTACCGTCAGTTAATGAGGATAGATGTGATGACTAAAAATATCCGTAATCTGGCACTGGCAACGATGTCGGGGTTTCGCCATAAAACTGTTGATGTGCCTGAATGGGAAGGGGCAACGGTTGTATTACGGGAACCTTCTGCAGAAGCCTGGTTGCGCTGGCAGGAGATCGTTAAAGCAAAAGATGATGAGACACCGTTATCCGTTGCGGAGCGCGCCCGCCGAAATCTGGAGGCAGATGTTGAACTGTTCATTGATGTTCTGTGTGATACCGGACTGCAACCTGTATTTTCAGAGGATGATCGTGAACAGGTGATTGCCGTGTATGGCCCGGTGCATGCGCGGCTTCTTCGGCAGTCTCTGGAACTGATCAGTGATGCCGGTGAGGTTAAAAAAAAGTAGCGCTTCCGGGGATGCGTTTTCTGATGATGCTGGCGCTCAGGATGGGGCGCACATTGTCAGAGTTACGCCGGGAAATGTCAGCATCAGAAATCATGATGTGGGCAGAATTTGACAGGTTCAGCCCGCTGGGTGACGAGCGGGCTGATATCCGGGCTGCCCAGATAGTTTCAGCTGTTTACGGTGCGCAGGGGGTCAAAGTGCCACTGAATGATGCGCTTCTTCAGTGGGAGAAGGAGCAGACAGAAGGCACCTCAGATCCATTTGCTGAGATTGAGAAGGCATTATTTGTTGCAGCTCGATGATCTTTTCACTTGACTGGATTATTATTCCCATTTTATTGAGAAAGTAAGGAAACATTGATGGAATTTTTACTTATTTCAATAGTTTTGGGACTAATTCCAGCTATTATTGCGAAAAGCAAAGGTCGCTCATTTTTAGGATGGTGGGTATATGGTGCGATGATCTTTATTGTTGCTCTGGTTCATTCGCTAGTAATCCAAAGAGATGAGAAGGCACATGAACAACAAATGGTAAGCAATGGCATGAAGAAATGCCCTTACTGTGCGGAGTTGATCAAAGAAGAGGCTATTAAATGTAAGCATTGCGGTAGTGATTTAATTTGCAATGCAGATAGTTCCGTTTCACAAAAAACGGATGATGAATATCTTCAGGAAGCAAGGCGTAAGGCCGGACTTCTTTAAAGAATACAAAAACCGCTTCGGCGGTTTTTTTTCGTCCGGAGAATGAGTGTGGCGACATTACGTGAACTGATTATTAAAATCTCGGCAAACTCCCGGTCATTCCAGTCAGAGATATCCCGGGCTTCGCGTATGGGGCAGGATTACTACCGCACCATGCAGAACGGAGGCCGACAGTCTGCTGCTGTATCCCGTGAAATGCGGCGTGCACTGGCAGAAGTGACGGATCAGATAAATACAGCTAAATCTTCGGCACTGAACATGACGGTGGCATTTGCCGGGGCTTTTGCTACCGGTCATCTTATTTCTCTCGCCGATGAGTGGAATTCAGTAAATGCCCGTCTGAAGCAGGCCTCACAGTCCAGTGATGATTTTCAGGCATCACAGCGTGAATTAATGGCGATCAGCCAGAGAACGGGGACGGCGTTTTCTGATAACGCCAGCCTTTTTGCCCGTTCTGCAGCTTCCATGCGGGAGTATGGTTACAGTTCTGAGGAGGTACTGAAAGTCACCGAGGCGATCTCCACGGGCCTGAAATTATCCGGTGCCAGTACAGCAGAAGCCAGTTCGGTGATCACGCAGTTCAGTCAGGCTCTGGCGCAGGGAGTGCTGCGTGGTGAAGAGTTTAACTCGGTGAATGAGAACGGCGATCGTGTTATTCGTGCGCTGGCTGCGGGAATGGGAGTTGCCCGTAAGGATCTGAAGGCCATGGCGGATAACGGAAAACTGACCGCCGATAAGGTTGTTCCTGCACTGATTAGTCAGCTTGGGGCATTACGTGATGAATATGCGGCAATGCCTGATACGGTTTCATCCTCTGCAACCAAAGTTGAAAACGCCTTTATGGCCTGGGTTGGTGGTGCGAACGAGGCAAGTGGAGTGACGAAGACGCTCTCCGGTGTGCTGAATGGTATTGCAGGCAATATTGACACCGTGGCAACCGCTGCCGGTGCTCTGGTTGCCGTCAGGGTAGCCCGATATTTTGGCAATATGGCGTCGTCTGCTGGATCTGCAACTGCCGGATTAATTACTGCAGCCAGAAACGAAGTGGCTCTTGCTGAAGCGCAACTTCGGGGGACACAGATAGCAACAGCCAGGGCGCGTGCGGCGGTTTATCGTGCGCAACAGGCGGTTGTTGCTGCTCGCGGTACCGAAAGGCAGGCAGCCGCAGAAGCGAAACTGGCTGCTGCCCAGGCATCACTTACCCGTAATATTGCGGCCAGAACAGCAGCACAGACAACGCTGAATAGTGTCACGTCAGTGGGAAGTCGTCTGTTAAGTGGAGCACTGGGACTGGTTGGTGGGGTGCCGGGGCTTGTCATGCTGGGGGCCGCGGCCTGGTACACGATGTATCAGAATCAGGAGCAGGCCAGAGAATCTGCACGCCAGTATGCCGCAACAATCGACGAAATTCGCCAGAAAACGTCGGCAATGTCGCTTCCTGAAGCGTCAGATAATGAGGAAAAGACGCGACAGGCACTGAAGGAGCAGAACAGGTTAATTGACGAGCAGAAAAGTAAGATTAAATCCTTACAGGAAAAAATTGCTGGCTATCAGTATGTGCTGGCAAACCCGGGCTGGACAACCGATAACGGTTTTATGATTAACCACATGACGTCGGTAAAAACAGTCACAGAAGGGCTTGCAGAAGCAACAAATCAACTGGCAGTTGAACAGTCCCGTCTCACCCAAATGCAGGGCAAAGCGCAATCCATTCAGGATGTGCTTGCCGGGCTGGAGGAGCGACGAGTGGCGTTGATCCGTCAACAGGCAGCGGAACAAAACAAAGCGTATCAGTCCCTGTTGATCATGAATGGGCAGCATACCGAGTTTAATCGCCTTCTCGGGCTTGGTAATGAATTACTTCAGCAGCGACAGGGGCTGGTGAATGTACCATTACGGCTGCCACAGGCAACCCTGGATGATAAACAGCAGACCGCACTGAATAACAGCAAGCGCGAACTGGCTCTGTCCCGCCTTAAGGGGGAAGCGCGTGAGCGTGCCCGACTGGGCTATGCTGCGGATGATCTCGGCTTTGTGGGGGAGGCATATCAGACAGCCAGACAGAATTATATCAATAACTCACTGGATGCCTGGCGAAATAACCAGGCAAATAAACCCAAAGCGCATAAAAAGACCGAAGCGGAAAAAACAGAAGATATTTATAAACGGCTGATTAAACAGCAAAAAGAACAGATAGCACTGGCAGGGCAGAATACTGAACTGGCTAAGATGAAATATCAGGTCAGTCAGGGCGAATTATCAACCCTGTCAGAAGCGCAGAAAAAAACGCTTTTACAGAATGCAGCACTCATCGACCAGAAAAAGATTCGTGAGCAGCTTGCCGCGTATGAAAGCAGTCTGGCGGACAGTAATGCCAGTGCCCGGGCATCTGACGATGCGCAGTTGCTGGGATATGGTGAAGGCTCACGGATGCGTGAACGACTCCAGGAAATGTGGAGTATCCGGCAGGCGTTTGAGCAGAAAAATAACGAGCTACTGAGACAGTATCAGGCCGGAGAAATTGAAGAAGCCCTGTGGAAACAGGAAAAATCGCTGAATGAGAAATATCTGGAAGAGCGTCTCAGCGATCAGCAGGATTATTATGCAAAGGCTGATGCTTTACGCAGTGACTGGAATGCCGGCCTCCAGGAGGGACTGACGAACTGGGTCGACAGTGCCACCGATTATGCTTCGCAGGCGGCAGATGCTGTCGTTTCCACTATGGACGGGCTGGTATCAAATATTTCCGATGCACTGGCCGGAAATGTTGTGGACTGGCGAAACTGGGGGAGTTCAATTCTCCAGGAAGTTTCAAAAATTCTGATGAACGCTGCCATCGTTAACGGGCTGAAGTCACTTTCCAAAAGCATGTCCGGTGCCGGAGGATGGCTTGGTACGGTCGGCGACTGGCTTTCCGGTGCAGTGGCAAACGCAAAAGGTGGTGTTTACACATCGGCAAATCTGAGTGCTTACAGTAACACTATTGTGGATACACCGACGTATTTTGCTTTTGCGAAAGGTGCCGGGCTGATGGGCGAGGCCGGGCCTGAAGCTATCATGCCACTGACACGGGCAGCGGACGGCTCTCTTGGGGTCAGAGCCATTGGCAATGTGAATGGTGGCGGGGGATTTGTTTATTCTCCCGTGTATCACATCAGTATTCAGAATAAAGGGAGCAATGGCGAGATAGATACGCAGTCAGCCAGGGGGCTGGTGGATCTGATCGACAGCAGGGTTGTGTCAATTATGCAGTCATCACGTCGGGATGGAGGATTGTACAGTGCCTGAGCCTGAAGTTTTTAACTGGATCCCCCGTGAGGGGATGGAGACGACACGAAAGCCATCAGTTATTACGGTAAAGTTTGGTGACGGATATGAACAGCGACGGGCTGGTGGTCTGAATGCGGATCTGAAAACGTTTAAACCGGTATTTCGTGTCACAGATGAATATTCCCGTGCCGCGCTGGACAGTTTTTTATCCCGTCATGCCGGGATTCGTGCTTTTTTGTGGCGTCCGCCAAAACACAACAGGACTGTCCGGGTTGTCTGCAGGGAGTGGAGCATTTCGGATAATGCCATGTATACCGATTTTAACTGTACCTTTGAAGAGGTCACTCACTGATGCAGGATATACAGCAGGAAACACTCAATGAGTGCACTAAAACGGAGCAATCCGCGCTGGTCGTGCTCTGGGAAATTGATCTGACAGAGGTCGGCGGAGATCGTTATTTCTTCTGTAATGAGCAGAACGAAAAAGGTAAACCAGTCACCTGGCAGGGGCGGCAGTATCAGGCCTATCCCATTCAGGGAAGTGGATTTGAGATGAACGGCAAAGGAGCCAGTGCAAGGCCAACGCTGACGGTTTCTAACCTGTACGGTATGGTCACCGGCATGGTGGAAGATATGCAGAGTCTGGTCGGCGGAACGGTGGTCAGGCGTAAGGTTTACGCCCGTTTTCTGGATGCGGTGAACTTCGTCAACGGAAACATCGAGGCAGACCCGGAGCAGGAGGTGATCAGCCGCTGGCGCATTGAGCAGTGCAGCGAACTGAGCGCGGTGAGTGCCTCTTTTGTACTGTCCACGCCGACGGAAACGGACGGCGCTGTTTTTCCGGGACGTATCATGCTGGCCAACACCTGTACCTGGACCTATCGCGGCGATGAGTGCGGTTATCACGGTCCGGCGGTCGCGGATGAATATGACCAGCCAACGTCCGATATCACGAAGGATAAATGCAGCAAATGCCTGAGTGGTTGCAAGTTCCGCAATAACGTCGGCAATTTTGGCGGCTACCTTTCCATTAACAAACTTTCGCAGTAAACCCATGACAGAGACAGAATCAGCGATTCTGGCGCACGCCCGGCGATGTGCGCCAGCGGAGTCGTGCGGCTTCGTGGTGAGAACGCCGGAGGGGGACAGATATTTTCCCTGCGTGAATATCTCCGGTGAGCCGGAGGCGTATTTCCGGATGTCGCCGGAGGACTGGCTGCGTGCACAAATGCAGGGTGAGATTGTGGCGCTGGTCCACAGCCACCCCGGTGGTCTGCCCTGGCTGAGTGAGGCCGACCGGCGGCTGCAGGTGCAGAGTGATTTGCCGTGGTGGCTGGTCTGCCGGGGGACGATTCATAAGTTCCGCTGTGTGCCGCATCTCACCGGGCGGCGCTTTGAGCACGGGGTGACGGACTGTTACACGCTGTTCCGGGATGCTTATCATCTGGCGGGGATTGAGATGCCGGATTTTCATCGCGGGGATGACTGGTGGCGTCACGGTCAGAATCTCTATCTGGATAATCTGGAGGCCACAGGGCTGTATCAGGTGCCGTTGTCAGCGGCGCAGCCGGGCGATGTGCTGCTGTGCTGTTTTGGTTCATCGGTGCCGAATCATGCCGCCATTTACTGTGGTGATGGCGAGCTGCTGCACCATATTCCTGAACAACTGAGCAAACGAGAGAGGTACACCGACAAATGGCAGCGACGCACACACTCCCTCTGGCGTCACCGGGCATGGCACGCATCTGCCTTTACGGGGATTTACAACGATTTGGCCGCCGCATCGACCTTCGAGTGAAAACGGGGTCCGAAGCCATCCGGGCGCTGGCCATGCAGATCCCGGCGTTTCGTCAGAAACTGAGCGACGGCTGGTACCAGGTACGCATTGCCGGGCGTGATGCAGGTGAAACCGAATTGTCTGCCCGTCTTAATGAGCCGCTGGCAAATGGTGCCGTGATCCACATCGTGCCGCGTCTGGCGGGAGCTAAAAGTGGCGGTGTGTTTCAGGTGGTGCTGGGGGCGGCGCTGATTGCGGTGGCATGGTGGAACCCTGTGGGCTGGCTGGGTGCCGCGGCTGTATCGGGCATGTATGCGGCAGGGGCCAGTATGATCCTGGGCGGAGTGGCGCAGATGCTGGCACCGAAAGCCAGGACGCCCACGGCAGCAAGTACAGATAACGGCAAACAGAACACCTATTTCTCCTCACTGGATAACATGGTTGCCCAGGGCAATGTTCTGCCCGTTCTGTACGGTGAAATGCGCGTGGGGTCGCGGGTGGTCTCTCAGGAGATCAGCACGGCAGACGAAGGGGATAGTGGTCAGGTTGTGGTGATTGGTCGCTGATGCAAAATGTTTTATGTGAAACCGCCTGCGGGCGGTTTTGTCGTTTATGGAGCGTGACGAATGGGTAAAGGCAGCAGTAAGGGGCATACCCCGCGCGAAGCGAAGGACAACCTGAAGTCCACGCAGCTGCTGAGTGTGATCGATGCCATCAGCGAAGGGCCGGTTGAAGGTCCGGTGGATGGATTAAAAAGCGTGCTGCTGAACAGTACGCCGGTGCTGGACAGTGAGGGGAATACCAATATCTCCGGCGTCACGGTGGTGTTCCGGGCAGGTGAGCAGGAGCAGACACCGCCGGAGGGATTTGAATCCTCCGGCTCCGAGACGGTGCTGGGTACGGAAGTGAAATATGACACGCCGATCACCCGGACCATCACGTCGGCAAACATTGACCGTCTGCGTTTTACTTTCGGCGTGCAGGCACTGGTGGAAACCACCTCAAAGGGTGATCGGAATCCGTCGGAAGTCCGCCTGCTGGTTCAGATACAGCGTAACGGTGGCTGGGTGACGGAAAAAGACATCACCATTAAGGGCAAAACCACCTCGCAGTATCTGGCCTCGGTGGTGGTGGATAACCTGCCGCCGCGCCCGTTTAATATCCGGATGCGCAGGATGACGCCGGACAGCACCACAGACCAGCTGCAGAACAAAACGCTCTGGTCGTCATACACCGAAATCATCGATGTGAAACAGTGCTACCCGAACACGGCACTGGTCGGTGTGCAGGTGGACTCGGAGCAGTTCGGCAGCCAGCAGGTGAGCCGTAATTATCATCTTCGCGGGCGCATTCTGCAGGTGCCGTCGAACTATAACCCGCAGACGCGGCAATACAGCGGTATCTGGGACGGAACGTTTAAGCCAGCATACAGCAACAATATGGCCTGGTGTCTGTGGGATATGCTGACCCACCCGCGCTACGGCATGGGGAAACGTCTTGGTGCGGCGGATGTGGATAAATGGGCGCTGTATGTCATCGGCCAGAATTGCGATCAGTCGGTGCCGGACGGCTTTGGCGGCACGGAGCCGCGCATCACCTGTAACGCTTACCTGACCACACAGCGCAAGGCGTGGGATGTGCTCAGTGATTTCTGCTCGGCGATGCGCTGTATGCCGGTATGGAACGGGCAGACGCTGACGTTCGTGCAGGACCGACAGTCGGATAAGGTGTGGACCTATAACCGCAGTAATGTGGTGATGCCGGATGATGGCGCGCCGTTCCGCTACAGCTTCAGCGCCCTGAAGGACCGCCATAATGCCGTTGAGGTGAACTGGATTGACCCGAACAACGGCTGGGAGACGGCGACAGAGCTTGTTGAAGATACGCAGGCCATTGCCCGTTACGGTCGTAATGTCACGAAGATGGATGCCTTTGGCTGTACCAGCCGGGGGCAGGCACACCGCGCCGGGCTGTGGCTGATTAAAACGGAGCTGCTGGAAACGCAGACCGTGGACTTCAGCGTGGGTGCTGAAGGGCTTCGCCATGTACCGGGCGATGTCATTGAAATCTGCGATGATGACTATGCCGGTATCAGCACCGGCGGGCGCGTGCTGGCGGTGAACAGCCAGACCCGGACGCTGACGCTCGACCGTGAAATCACGCTGCCATCCTCCGGTACCACGCTGATAAGCCTGGTTGACGGAAGTGGCAATCCGGTCAGCGTGGAGGTCCAGTCCGTCACCGACGGCGTGAAGGTAAAAGTGAGCCGTGTTCCTGACGGCGTTGCAGAATACAGCGTGTGGGGGCTGAAGTTGCCGACGTTGCGCCAGCGCCTGTTCCGCTGCGTGAGTATCCGTGAGAACGATGACGGCACGTATGCCATCACTGCCGTGCAGCATGCACCGGAAAAAGAGGCCATCGTGGATAACGGGGCGCACTTTGACGGCGACCAGAGCGGCACGGTGAATGGTGTCACGCCGCCAGCGGTGCAGCACCTGACTGCCGAAGTCACCGCAGACAGCGGGGAGTATCAGGTACTGGCCCGCTGGGACACGCCGAAGGTGGTGAAGGGTGTGAGCTTTATGCTTCGCCTGACCGTGGCAGCGGACGACGGCAGTGAGCGGCTGGTCAGCACGGCCCGGACGACGGAAACCACATATCGCTTCAGGCAGCTGGCGCTGGGAAATTACAGGCTGACAGTCCGGGCGGTAAATGCATGGGGACAGCAGGGCGATCCTGCGTCGGTATCGTTCCGGATTGCCGTACCGGCAGCACCGTCGCGGATTGAGCTGACGCCGGGCTATTTTCAGATAACCGCAACGCCGCATCTTGCCGTTTATGATCCGACGGTACAGTTTGAGTTCTGGTTCTCGGAAAAGCGGATTACCGATATCAGGCAGGTTGAAACCACAGCCCGCTATCTTGGCACGGGGCTGTACTGGATAGCTGCCAGTATCAATATTAAGCCGGGCCATGATTATTATTTTTACGTTCGCAGTGTGAACACCGTCGGCAAATCGGCATTCGTGGAGGCTGTCGGTCGGGCGAGCGATGATGCGGAAGGTTACCTGGATTTTTTCAAAGGCAAGATAACCGAATCCCATCTCGGCAAGGAGCTGCTGGAAAAAGTCGAGCTGACGGAGGATAACGCCAGCAGACTGGAGGAGTTTTCGAAAGAGTGGAAGGACGCCAACGATAAGTGGAATGCCATGTGGGCTGTCAAAATTGAGCAGACCAAAGACGGCAAACATTATGTCGCGGGTATTGGCCTCAGCATGGAGGACACGGAGGAAGGCAAACTGAGCCAGTTTCTGGTTGCCGCTAACCGTATCGCATTTATTGACCCGGCAAACGGGAATGAAACGCCGATGTTTGTGGCGCAGGGCAATCAGATATTCATGAACGACGTGTTCCTGAAACGCCTGACGGCACCCACCATTACCAGCGGTGGCAGTCCTCCGGTATTTTCCCTGACATCAGACGGAAAGCTGACCGCTAAAAATGCGGATATCAGTGGCAGTGTGAATGCGAACTCCGGGACGCTCAACAACGTCACGATAAATGAAAACTGTACGATTAAGGGCATGCTGGAGGCGAATCAGGTCAGAGGTGATTTTGTTAAAACAGTATCCAAATCATTCCCGAAAAAGGCTGGTACGTGGGGTAACACGGAAACACCAGACGGGACGGTTACAGTCACCATCAGCGATGATCATAACTTTGACCGTCAAATCATTATTCCGCCCATTATCTTTAACGGTATAGCGTATGACGATCCGGGAAGTGGTGATAACCCGGGAGGTACAAGGTACACGGGGTATGGTTTTGAAGTTCGCAAAAACGGCGTATTAATCGCATCCAGAGAAACTAAAGGGGCCATTCCCGGTAGTTACAGTGCGGTTATTGATATGCCGAGTGGCAGGGGAAGCGTCACTCTGGAGTTTAAGATTTTCCAGAAAGGCAATCAGGGGGCAGGCAATATCACCGACTGTACGGTGATTGTGACCAAAAAGGCTGCTTCCGGCATCAGTATTCGTTGAAATTGTTATAACCCCAATAAAGGGCGTCAGGAATGACGCCTTTTTTATTGCAGAAAAGCGAGAGGTAATTATGCGTAAAGTTTGTGCAGCCATTTTGTCCGCAGCCATCTGTCTGGTCGTATCCGGTGCGCCTGCATGGGCGTCTGAACATCAGTCCACGCTGAGCGCGGGGTATCTTCATGCCCCGACGAACGTTCCCGGCAGCGATGATCTTAACGGGATTAACGTGAAATACCGTTATGAGTTTACGGGCACGCTGGGGATGGTGACGTCATTCAGCTATGCAGAAGACAAGAATCGCCAGTTGACCCATTACAGCGATACCCGCTGGCATGAAGATTCCGTGCGTAACCGCTGGTTCAGCGTGATGGCGGGGCCGTCTGTGCGCGTGAATGAATGGTTCAGCGCGTATGCGATGGCGGGTATGGCTTACAGCCGTGTTTCGACTTTTTCCGGGGATTATCTCCGCGTAACTGACAACAAGGGGAAAACGCACGATGTGCTGACCGGAAGTGATGACGGTCGCCGCAGCAACACGTCTCTGGCGTGGGGGGCTGGCGTGCAGTTTAACCCGACCGAATCCGTGGCCATTGATATTGCTTATGAAGGCTCCGGCAGTGGCGACTGGCGCACTGACGGTTTCATCGTGGGTGTCGGTTATAAATTCTGATTAGCCAGGTAACACAGTGTTATGACAGCCCGCCGGTTCAGGCGGGCTTTTTTGTGGGGTGAATATGGCAGTAAAGATTTCAGGTGTACTGAAAGACGGTGCAGGTAAACCGGTACAGAACTGCACAATCCAGCTGAAAGCAAAACGTAACAGCACCACGGTGGTGGTGAACACGGTGGCATCTGAAAATCCGGATGAAGCCGGGCGTTACAGCATGGACGTTGAGTACGGTCAGTACAGCGTTATTCTGTTGGTGGAAGGCTTCCCGCCATCGCATGCCGGGACCATCACCGTGTATGAAGACTCACAACCGGGTACGCTGAATGATTTTCTCGGTGCCATGACGGAGGATGATGCCCGTCCGGAGGCACTGCGCCGCTTTGAACTGATGGTGGAAGAGGTGGCGCGTAACGCGTCCGCAGTGGCACAGAACACGGCAGCCGCGAAGAAGTCAGCCAGCGATGCCGGCACATCAGCCCGTGAGGCGGCAACCCATGCGACTGATGCTGCAGGCTCAGCACGTGCAGCCAGCACATCAGCCGGGCAGGCCGCGACGTCGGCTCAGTCAGCGTCTTCCAGCGCAGGAACGGCATCAACAAAGGCTACTGAAGCATCAAAAAGTGCTGCCGCTGCAGAGTCCTCAAAAAGCACTGCAGCCACCAGTGCCGGTGCCGCGAAAACGTCTGAAACGAATGCTGCAGCGTCACAAAAATCTGCAGCCACTTCTGCATCCACCGCGACCACGAAAGCGTCAGAAGCTGCCACCTCAGCCCGGGATGCGGCGGCCTCAAAAGAGGCAGCGAAATCATCAGAAACGAACGCATCATCAAGTGCCAGTAGTGCAGCTTCCTCGGCAACGGCGGCAGGAAATTCCGCGAAGGCCGCAAAAACGTCTGAGACGAATGCGGATAACAGCGCACAGGCGGCAGCGGCCTCACAAACTGCATCGGCAAACTCCGCGACAGCAGCCAAAAAATCAGAAACCAACGCGAAAAATAGCGAGGCAGCAGCAAAAAGCAGCGAAACCAACGCTAAAGCCAGCGAAACTAATGCTAAATCCAGTGAAACAAACGCGGCGAAATCTGCGGCGGACGCACTTAATTATCGCAACCAGGCACAATCAATTGTTGGTAACAATATTGGGCTTGGTGAAGTTGCCATGACCTGCACTGATATCTCTGTTGAGCCATCAGGTTATATTGGATTTGTCAGGATTTACATCTCAGCGAAAGGTTATCCATCAGTAGCGTCTAGTGCCGGGGATAATCTTATTTCTGGTTATATAGTTAGATCAGAAGTGTCAACAAAAAGATATTCCGGTCTATTTGTTGGTTCAGATACAAAATCATTGTATTCGTACATTTACAGCCAAAGTTCTGGCCCGCAATGGACCCGTCACGCAAGAAAGGATGAAGTAAGCCGCTTTAGTCAAAATGAATCAACAACTCGCGTATATGGCCCAACTGGTGATCGTTTCCTTGAAATCCATACAAACGGGAATTGGGGGGTTTATAATTCTTCTTCTGGAAAATGGTCTCCGTTAGGTTTAGCCCAGGGTGGCACTGGCGCAAATAGCCTTAATGACGCCAAAACTAATTTGCAAATTCCTGAGGGTGGATTAACCAAAGCTATAACCTTGCAAGCGCCAGAAGGTGCAGAGGATGGCAAATACTACCCTGTCATAATAGACACATCCGCAATGGAAGGTTACGGCAACCTGGCATGTCCTATTGATATAAAAACAGCAGGGCGTTCAGCATCAGACCCGATGAATAGTAATACATTTAGTGGATATTTTCGATGCGGTGGCTGGAGCGACACCAGAGATATAGCTTGCGGCTCATTTGTTGCCTATGACAAAAATGAGCTAGGGATACTTTGCCTTAAAGTATCGCAGAAAGATTACCCGCAATATGTAGCGTTCTATATCCATAAATCCGCTTTCCCGATATTATTGCAAACAGGCTTTAAAGCGCGAGTTACTGTACCAAAAGAAGATTATATACTCGGCACAAACGGCGTTAAATATAAATTTGGTGTATCAACGTCAACAGAGGGTAACGCCGAGAACTCTGTTAAAAATGCTCTCGATTTCACTGGCGGTGAAAGCGGGTTTTATAGCAACCTGCCGTTCCGGCAAGGCTACGCCTATAATGTCGCATTAACAAACGGGATTGTTCTTGATAATAATTTTGTCTTAACCGCTCCAGTATTTATGAACAATGGCGAGGTTAAAGCAACAAAATCTTTCACCGCGTACGGTACGGACGTTTCAAACAGAACATTTGTTTCTCAAAGATTACAATCCGAAGGAGGTCCGGTTGTCGATCAAACTGAACTAAGGGCTGGTAACGGGCAAGGTGAAATTGTTGTCAGGGACATAAATAATTCAGGGAACAGTAAATTCTTTAATTTTAACCTTGATGGTACCTTCAGTTCTTATCAGGGATTGGTTGTTCACACAGGGCAAAACTGGAGCACTCAACATACAGAGAATGTAAATAAGTTTAAGCCAATAGCAGGGAGCGCAGGCGGTCCTGACGGAACAATGGTTGTTGGCGGGTTCCATGCTCAATTTAGCGGTAATTACGTCACACAATTCGCCGGTCGCAACTCCAAATTTTGGGCAAGAAGCTTTGAGGCTGGGGTTGATAAGGGATGGAAACGACTATTAACAGTAGACGATCTCAATTCATCTACCGATCTTGCTGTCAGGTCATTAACCACATCTAACCCGGTAAAATCTGGCGGAGGGCGGATTGATGTCCTTGGAAGCACGTCAGACTATAGCAAAATGGATTGCTTTGTACGTGGGTTTGATAGCACCGGTAATTCTCTCGCGTGGGCGTTGGGTTCATCAGTCGGCGTAAGTAAGATGCTGTCGCTAAAAAATTTCTTTAGCGGAGCTGAGATACTGTTAAATGGTAATGACGGCGCGGTTCAACTCAAAACAGGTGCTGTTAACGGGGCTAAAGCGCAGGCGCTCACTATCAACAAGGATGAGGTTAACTCAACTGTTGATTTAACTCTTACAAAACAAACAGGGACTGGCAATCGTTTTGTTTTACAGAACTTAGGTAATACAGAACTATCATTTGCCGCAAAAGTATGGGGATCAAGTGATCGACAAAACGTTTTTGAGGTTGGAACGTCTGCTGCGTATCTGTTTTATGCGCAAAAAACGTCAGCAGGCCAGTTGTTTGATGTAAATGGCGCTATTAATTGCACAACGCTGAATCAGTCATCAGACCGCGACCTTAAAGACGATATTCTCGTTATCAGCGACGCGACGAAAGCAATCCGTAAAATGAACGGATACACCTACACGCTCAGGGAAAACGGGATGCCTTATGCTGGCGTTATTGCACAGGAAGTAATGGAGGCGATACCAGAAGCTGTAGGATCGTTTACTCATTACGGTGAAGAGTTGCAGGGACCAACGGTTGACGGCAATGAATTACGTGAAGAAACACGTTATCTGAATGTTGACTACGCCGCCGTGACGGGGTTACTTGTTCAGGTCGCCCGTGAAACAGATGGTCGCGTTACCGCGCTGGAAGAGGAAAACATAACGCTACGTAAAAATCTGGCAACAGCAGGCACCCGGATCAGCACTCTGGAAAATCAGGTAAGCGAACTGGTTGCACTTGTCGGGCAGTTAACAGGAAGCGAACATTGA